TATAAGCTACTTAAGAAAGCTTGGCGGTTATAACAAACGTAGCGGATCTGGGGATATAGCTGAAGAAAAGACTAGATTAACAAAAGCCCAAGCAGATGCAGCAGAACTTAAAGTATCAGAATTAGAAGGTGCGTTAATACCAGCTAATTTAGTGATTGATACCTGGACAGATATTGCAGCTATTGTAAGAGTTAGATTATTAGGACTAGCATCAAAAATTGCACATCATGTTATTGCTGTTAAGACCTACCAGGAAGCAGAGTTAATTATAAATAATGAGGTTTATGAAACCTTACAAGAACTAGCGGAGAGCAATGGAATACCTAAAGACTATGCAGAGCGTGTTGAGCAGCACCATGCAGACATTCAGGCCGCCCCCGAAATTAACAGTTAGCGAGTGGGCGGATAACTACAGAAAACTATCACCAGAATCTAGTGCTGAAAGTGGATCATGGAGGACTTCGAGGTGTGAATACCAAAGAGAAATAATGGACAGCTTCAACAGTCCAGGTATTGAAAGGATTGTTGTTATGACTAGCAGCCAGGTAGGTAAAACTGAAATACTTTTAAATGCTCTGGGATATTATGTAGACCAAGATCCTTCTCCAGTCATGGTAGTTCAACCCAACTTAACTATGGGTCAGGCTTTTAGTAAAGATAGACTTGCAGCAATGATAAGAGATAGTGATAAGTTAAGAGAAGTTGTTAGTGATGCTAAGAGTAGGGACTCTGGGAATACAACCATGCACAAAAAGTTTCCAGGCGGTCACATAACAATATCCTCTTCGGGATCTCCAGCAGGTCTCGCTAGCAGACCCATACGTGTCCTTTTTTTAGATGAAATCGACCGTTTTGAACATAATGTAAAAGGCGAAGGATCTCCTATATCTTTAGCTACAGCCAGGACTAAAACATTCTTTAATCGCAAGATCTTTATGTGCAGCACACCCACAATCAAAGGTATATCAGCTATTGAGTCTGCTTTTGAAGAATCAGATATGCGTTATTACAATGTGCCATGTCCAGAGTGTGATCATTACCAAGTTTTAAAATGGAAAAATGTTGTTTGGGATGAGGATAAACCAGAGACTGCTGTTTATGCATGTGAAGATTGCGGGTCTTTAATTGAAGAATCAAGTAAACAATGGATGATAAATAACGGTAAATGGATTGCTACTAATGCATTAAACAAAACAGCTGGGTTTCATATATCAGAGCTTTACAGTGTTTGGTCAACTTGGGCTGATATGGCTACTAATTTTCTTGAAGCTAAAAAGAATCCAGAGACTTTAAAAACATTTATCAATACTGCCCTGGGCGAGAGCTGGGAGGAGCAAGGTGACACTGTAGAACATGAAGCGTTGCTTGAACGAAGGCTAAATTATGACCACACAACTATTCCAGAAGAAGTATTAGTTATAGTTGCTGGTGTTGATACACAAAAAGATCGTTTGGAAATTACTATTACGGGTTTTGGTAGAAATTATGAAGCCTGGGTTATTGACCACCGTATATTTTGGGGTGATCCAAATGCTGCAAATGTATGGGCAGACCTAGATGCATATTTAAAAACACGTTTTAAAACTGAATCAGGCAGACCTTTACCAATATCATGCACTTGCGTGGACTCTGGCGGACATTCGACTAATGCTGTTTATCAATTCACTAAACCAAGACAGGCCAGAAGAATCTTTGCAATAAAAGGTTTGTCAGTTGCAGGTAAGCCAATTGCAAATAAACCCTCTTATGTTGGCAAGAACAAGGCTGTTTTATATGGTGTTGGTACTGATTCAGCAAAAGAGGCTATATTTGCCAGGCTAACTACAGATGTTAATGAAACAACCCTACATTTTCCAAGTGATGTTGATGAAGAATACTTTAAACAACTAACAGCAGAGAAAAGGGTGGCAAAGTTTGTTAGAGGTAGAAAAACTTTAGTCTGGAAGCAGATACGTCCTAGAAATGAAAGTTTGGACTGTTTGGTGTACTGCTTTGCTGCTATCTATATATTAAACCCAAATTGGGACTCAATAGAACAAAGAACACTTGTTGGTGAAGCAGAAGTTGTACCTAAAGAAGACAATAATCCATTGATCAGGCAGAGATCTAGGCAAAATAACAACTTTGCTAATAGTTGGAAAGATTTATAAACATCATACCTAAGAGTTGACAATTATATTTTGGCTCATAACTTAAATAGTAGATATATCTATTTATTTTAAGAGGTTTTTTGCTTGAGCAACATTTTTGATAGAGCTAATTATCCAGAAAAAGAACCAAATGAATTGGTTGTTGGAGATTATTGGGCGTGGAAAAAAGAAGATCTAACTTCTGATTACCCTACAGGCACATATTCATTAAGCTATGAATTTCATTGTGACTCTGGCGGTGGTGGATCACACCAATTCACAATCAATGCTACTGAAGCAGATGATATATATTACATAGAAGTACCATCATCAACTTCTGATAACTACAATCCACATGATTATATTTGGGCTTCTTACATAACAAGAACAGCTGATTCTAGCAGAACGCAAATTGGCGAAGGCAAAATGACAATATTGCCTAACCTAGCAGATACAAATGCAGATTTAAGATCCCATGCAAAAATTGTACTAGATAGTTTAGAAGCTGTTATCCAGGGTAGAGCAAATATGGATCAGAGCAGCATGTCTATTGCTGGAAGATCACTCTCCAGAATGTCTATTGATGAACTAATGACGTTTAGAGATAGATACAAGGCTGAATATTTACAAGAAGTTAAATTATCAAGAATAAGAAATGGCAATGCTTCTGGAAACACAATTAAGGTGCAATTCTAATGGCTTGGTATAGCAATATAATAAACAGAAGAAAAAAAGAAAAATCAATTAAGTTAAATCAAAGAACTTATCAGGGAGCTAATGTTGGCCGCCTATTTTCAGACTTTTCTTCTACATCAACTTCAGCTGATTCAGAAATACAACCAAACTTAAGAATATTAAGAGCCAGGGCAAGAGAATTATCAAGAAATGATAGTTATGTAGCCAGGTATCTGAATTTAATGATTTCAAACGTAGTTGGTAAATCTGGAATACGCATAAGTTCTAAGGCTAGAGATGATAATGGCACTTTAGATATTAGTGCAAACCAACAAATTGAAGCCGCCTGGAAGGAATGGTGTAAAAAAGGTATATGTGTTGCTAATGGTAGGATGTCATTTTTAGATGCCCAGAAGCTTTTTGTAGAAACCTTATACAGAGATGGAGAGGTATTAGTACAACATATCCCAACAAACTCTAATAAATTTGGTTACATGATTCGCTTTTATGAGGCAGATCATCTTGATGAAGACTATAACGATACTGCAAACAACGGTAATGCTATAAAAATGGGTGTGGAGGTTGATTCTTTTGATAAGCCAGTTGCTTATTACATGTTTAAAGATCATCCATATGACACTTTATATGCAAAAACAAGAAAACATATAAGAGTACCAGCTAGCGAGCTGTTACATGTCTACTTATGCAATAGACCAGAACAAACAAGAGGCGTTTCCCCAATATCTACTGCAATGGCTAATATAAAGCTACTCAATGGCTATTTTGAAGCTGAAATTGTTAGTGCAAGAACTGCAAGTAGCAAAATGGGGTTTTTCACTAGTCCAGATGGCAATTCATACGTTGGAGATGGTATAGAAGACAGTTATGCACCAGTTATGAACGCTACACCTGGCACTTTTGAGCAATTGCCAGCAGGCATGCAGTTTCAAACCTTCGATCCTAGTCACCCATCAACTGCTTTTGATTCATTTACTAAATCAGTATTAAGATCAATAGCTTCTGGGTTAAACATTTCATATCATTCTTTAAGTAATGACCTTACTTCAGTCAATTACAGCTCAATAAGACAAGGAGCTTTAGAAGATAGAGCTGCTTACCAGATAGCACAACAGTTAATGATTGATCATATGATTGAGCCTATATTTAAAAAATGGCTTGAAATGGCTATATCTACAGGAACAATCAAGCTTCCTATTGCTAAATTTGACAAGTTTTTTAACTCTACCAACTATATTGCTA